TATTTTATCTAGTTTTTGCATTTATGCTCCTTTTTTGACTCCTTTTATAACACCTTTGTTCTTAGATGCATAGAATATCTTTTCACCCCTCTTTTTTCCATACTGTTTCTTCATGGATTTCATGATTTTTTTACCTTTTTTGTTTAATGGCATTAATTATCCTCCACCATGACTTGTGCTTGTTGCACGCCAGTCTTTGCAAGGCTTACTCCAGCACGTAATTTTGCTAAATCTTCGTTTTGGTCTAATTTTTCCTTAGTTAATTCTCTAGCTTGCATTAATTTTGCCCTATTTAGGTCTTGATTTGCTTGATCAGAGTCTTTTTTACGTTGATTTTCCATTGCTCTAAGGTCAACTTCACGTGATTTTAATTTTAAAAGAGGATCTGCATCAAATTGTGATGTAATTTCTTTCTCTTCTTTAGCAAAATCACCTGTTAACTCTGCAATTAACACAGATTTTCTAGCTTCTATGTCTTGAGAAATTTTTTGTAACTGTTGTTGAGCTTGTGGATCTTGTTGAGCCATCATTTGTAGTTGTTGTGCTTGTTGTAAAACATCTGCAAACTCTAATTCTACCTGTTCTTGAGCCATCAGACTAATATGTTCTAAAATATTTTTTTGCATTGCCGCCATAATTGGTGGATTGTTTCTAACCATGTTGGTAGACATAAAATTTAAGTGAGCTGTAACGTGTGCTCTATGATCTTGACCACGAAAAGCTTGAAATGGTTTGCCACCCAAAGCATTTATGTGCTCTAACGCAGGGTCCATTGGCTGCATTGGAGCTGGTGGGGGTAAAACCGCATCAATATTTTTTATACCAAGAGCTTCATACATTTGTCTGTACGCAAAATATAAATTATGTATTTGTGGATTTGATGTTGCAAGTTGTAACTCTGTTTGTGCTATTGTAATTCTTTGTGCCATTGAAAAAATATTTGGATCTGCAACAGGTAGAATATCTACTCTTTCATCAAAATCTGCTTTTTTAATTTCTCTCGTAGCACCCACAACATCGTAAGGATAAACGGGTGGTAGATAAGTTTTAAATACTTTTGAAAGTAATTTAAATTCTGTTCTCATTGCAGAATATAGTCTTTTATGAATTGCTGACATAACTCGTGAGCCTCTCTCAAGAAGAGCAACTGTGGTTCCAACTGCGGCTGCTTGATTACCATCTCCCACCTGCATGTCGGCAATCGCTGCAAATCTTTGTCCTGCACCAACCACAACACCCATTAATTGTAACAATGTTGGTGATGGTTCTTTATAAGGCAAAGGCATAAATGCATCTCTTAAATTACCACCTGGTGCGTCTACATCTCTAAACTCACCTGGTTGTAATGGTGATGCTTCATCTCTAACTCTAATACCTCTTTGTTTAAATCCTGCAGGTAAATTAGATAAAGTTCCTGCGTCTAATAATTGACGGAGAGCAGCCGTTGCGGTTCTGCTCAATCCGCCAATCATATGAATTAATCCAAAGCCATAAAATCCTAAACCCGGTAAGAATTTAAAATGGACAAAATAATGGATTTTATTTCTCTTTGGATCAGTTGGTTCATAATTACGTCTAACAGATAAAACTTTTTGGCTAGTTTCTTCTACTGTAACTATGTAAGGTAATTTAATTCCTGTTGGATTTAATTCGTCATCTTTATCTTCAAAACCCTCTAAGTCTAAATTAATATGGCACTCTAACAAAGTATAAATATCTTCTTGTTTTCCAGTTTTTTTAGTTCCAGAAAGTTCTCGTTCTTTTTTTGTTAACTCATCATTTTGAGTTACACTTGGTGGTCCAAGTTCTACATCAGAATAAAAACCGTTAACTTGTTGTTTTCGTAAATCGTTTTCAGAAATTTTTATCGTGTGGATAATTGATTCCGCATCGTCTAATGAGGTAGCCGTATACGGAACAATTAAATCCTCGGCAGGAATAAATTTACTTACCGCTCTTCCTAATAAATCGTCGTAATAAACTTTTTTAAATGTGGAACCAGCAAGTGGTAAATGAAATAACATTTGATCAAACTCTGGTTCATACTCTTCCATCTTCTCCATTAATTCATAGTTCATGTAATCTTTTACACGTTGTGACTGTGCTTCTTTAGCTGGATCAGGTTTGCCAACAATCTGTGTTCTGACTGGTCCCTCTGCTGGTAATAATTCTTTATAAGCTCCAGCTTGAAACTGTGTTACTGCTTCTGCAAGAACAGGGTGTGTTGCACCGCTTGCTCCTTGAAAAGGTTCTGTTCTATTTTCATATTTAAATCCTAAAAGATCTAAACCTTGTATGTAAGATTGCTCCCAGTCTTTTCTTGATGTTTTATATTCTTTGTAGTTTCCAACTAATTCTAGACCAATTGGTTTTAAAACTTCTTCTGGTAATAATTCTGCTAAATTATCAAAGTGTCCTGGTTGACCTTCTATATTTACTTTACTAGGATCAAAATTTACTTCAACACTTCCGTCTTCGTTAGGTGTGACCTCGACTCCAGGATCT